AAAGTGTACTAAAAAGTGTACTAAAAAGTGTACTAAAAAGTGTACTAAAAAGTGTACTAAAAAGTGTACTAAAAAGTGTACTAAAAAGTGTACTAAAAAGTGTACTAAAAATGTACACAAAAAGTATTAATGCCCACCTGTATACACAATAGCCTATAACAACGTATTGTGTACGTATACTACTTACAATTCTTTTGTACAAACTTTTCAATCATATAATCAGAAATATGAATTTTGCCATAATTTCTTTTCGCTAATTTAGATACTTTACTACCTAAATTACTACTTAAATTACTACCCAAATTGCTTTTCAAATGCTTTGTTTTTTTCTTTGTATTCTTTGATTTTGTTTTCATACCATATTGAGTCCATCTTAAAGACTGCATATTTAGTTTGTTGTAACTTGATAATGTCTACCCCCTCTTTGAGAAGATTGACAGCAAACACGTCAGGTCTTCCCTTGTTGAATATATTACACCCAACGCACTGAGGACGACAATTATCCTCTAAAAACCGTGTTGCTAAATTATTACGCGGGATCCAGTGACCATTTTGCATCTCCGAGATAGGTTTACAGGCAGAACAAGTGTAGCATTTGACAAATCCATTTTTTGCGTACTTGTTTCTTATGTATTTTGAAAAAACTGCATCCAGCTCTTTTTTATATTTAGATAATGTCTTTACCTTTTTCATCCCCCGTACTCATCAATATAGTCTAAAAGCTCAGATTGGTAGAAACCATTTGCTTCGGATATTTTGTCAAGGACATGATGAATGTCTGCAATGTAGACAAGATTTCTTTCTTTAGCAAGGAGAGTGCAAAACATAAGCAACCTTTTTATTTGCTCATCTGTTTCTTTATCTTGTAGCCGATTGATTTCTTTTATAAGATCACGCTCTTCCATAACATATAAATTATACAACACTTATTTTGGGTTGTATATTTTGTTGTGAAAAACTACTTGACCATAATTTTAAATGTGGTACTATTATAGTGAAACGGTTTCAATTTTTGTTGCAACTACGGCAACCTACGCTTTTCTCGGATTGTATAGCGTGACAAACACCGAATATACGATGAAAGCCCTAATCAATCTGGTTAAGGGCTTTTGTCGTTATTGGTACTATCCTATGTCTTTAATATATAAAACGCCTATAAAGTGGCAAAATGCCCCATATAAACGATTTTACAGGCACATCAAGATATGAAAAACCTCCTATTGATAGGAGGTTTACTTTACGCATAAAAAATGCAATCTTTACCTTTGTCATTGAAAGAGTACGCAGTTGCTTCTGATGTTCCAAAATAGGCATTGTTTCTGTGCCATTGATCCGTGCCGGAAAGTGAAGGAAAAACAAAGTGCTGTACATGTGCTCCTAATGCTTTAAAGCTGTCGGTATGAATGTGTTGTGAGAAGATAAAATACCTCTCTGCATTGATACCATTTTCTTTTGCTTCTTGCATAATGAACTTATGTGCATTTGCTTGGATTTTCTTTTCGCTTAAATCTTCAAAGTGTCCAAAGATGAAACAATTACTACCATACTGTGTGTACACTCTTGCGTGGTGACATTCTTGAAAAGTTACTCTCTTGCTCTTGCGATAATGGATTGACAGATATGCATTGAGCATATAGGAGGTGTTCTGGTCGTGATTACCTGCGGTAGGAATAACAACAACAGGGGCAACTTGTGAGAATATGTCAATCATATTGAGTGTCATTTCAATATAATTTTTTAATTCTAACGCCCAGTGTCCATCAGTAGCAGAAACTTGGAGTGTTCCTTTTGTTGTCGTGTGGATTTGATTGTCTACATGCAAATTGTCAGAGCCCACAGGAAGGAAGATTTTTTCAGGAATACCGTGCCGTGTGATTTTTTCGATAAGTGATGCTATTGCAGTATGTAGCCGTTCAATAGCAATTTCCCTATTGTAGGTTGCATTTCCCAATGCATCAAAACAAAACTTCATATAGTGAACATCAGAGATGCCTATAACAACCGCAGTTTTGTTTTTCTTTTTGGGGAGTCTTAATAGAGGGATTTTGTACGTCGGCAAAAATACTTCAAGGTGATTTTCTAGCGATTTAAGCACAGAGTGGTGGAAATTGAGCCAATTGTCAGCATACTTTTGCTGGAGTGCCCATTTCTTCTTTTCGGTTTCCTTGAATGTTTTTCTCTTAAACGCTTGGATGTTCTCTTCGACTGCGTCTTCTACAGATAATCCTTCGGCAATTTCAAGGTCTGTTTGAGGAATACTTGATTTTGTAAAGCCGTGGATTTTTGCATACTTGTACACTGCTTTTGCGTGGGGGAAATTAAATCTCATTGCGACGATTGAGGCAGTATCTCCCTTTCCTTCGTATGTATCAACATAGGCTCTCTGAATAGCTTTGTGCATATCCAGTGAACAAACAAAATCTCCAAATTCTCCGAGGTCAGTTATAACTGTTTTTGTAACAGTATTGTAAACATAATTCTCGTGTACTTCGAATTTTTGTTTTGGTGCTTTGGTGATAGTTGGAGGAACGACAAACTCTGGAGATTTATGCCCCATTCTATACCTTTTTGATTTAACATTATCTGCAGTGTATGTAACCTGTAGTGTTTTTTGAATAATATCAGCAATTTCTTTATTGCTTTTGTCGGGGTTTTCTATAATAATATCCCCAATTTTTTTGAGGGTTTCCCTCGAAAGTCTTTGTGTTTTCATTGTACTTGTTTTTTTATAGTATACCACATATAAAAATTAGCCTGCATTCTTTGCAATCTCTTTCCATTTTTATTATCTCATATTTAGTGTGTAGTACAAGTGAGTTATCCATGAGTTATCCACAGGCATAAAAACTATATAGAAAAAAGGCACTTTACGGAGTGCCTTAGTTGGTTACATACAATACCACGGAAGAGAAAATAATAAGATGAGGATAAATATAATCCCAAGTATTACCTTCGCGTTTGGAAAATGCTTGTTATCCATACCTTTAGTTTTTTAATGGTAGTGAAAGAATAATATGCTCCGCAGTTGTCGCAAAAGTCGCATAAGCGAATGTCGAATTGTAAACCGCACGATTTGCAGGTTACCCAAATTTCGTGATTTTTCATAGTGTAATTTCTCATAGGAAATAGTTTTAATAGTCATTGACTCCATAGATAACTGTATTGACAGCGTCTATGTGTTTTTTAGGAACTGCCACCATTACATATTCTGGGTCTATCCAGTTTTCGTTTAGCTCTTGTGCAATCTTCTCTGCTGAACTTGCACCGAATACGAGATGGAATGCTTGGTGGAGTTTTTTAGGCACAAAAGAGATATTCCCCGGTATGCTTTTACCGCCAAGATGTTTTGGATAGCGGTGGTGTTTGGTAAGAGGCCCAAGTTTTCTGGAATAATTCCACGGTTCATACTTCATAGAAAGTGTTTTTAATTGTGAGGAAATTTGTTATAAGTATACTCCTTTTTTCAAAAAAAACAAAAAAAACAAAAAAACAAAAAAACAAAAAAACAAAAAACCTCCTAAGAGGTCTTTTGTGCATAATAATTTTTACACTCTGTAAACTGCGACATACACATGGCTTTTGTTTGCATCAGTTTAATACCGTACTCAATATTAAACTTTGCATCAAATGCTTGTTTGTCTGTTACATTGTAGTGAAAACATCGGGTGATTTGATAAATACCTCTCGCATACACAATTTCTCCGTGATACGGTGATCGTGGTGCGTTACAAATAAGTGTCAAATCCCCTATTGCTTTTGAGTTGTATCCGCTTTCATTTTTTGCGACATAGTGTGCAAGCTCTCTTGAAACACCGTACTTGTCTGCATAGAAGTCTATCATTGACAGTATTTCTTCTTTTGAGTAGCTTTCTTTTTCATATACCGGAACATACTCTTTTGACGAGGGGGTTATTTCTTCGTCTTTAATAGTATGTTCAATTTCTGCATTAACCTCTTTATCAGGCACATTCAATAAAAATGATATCGTTAGCAGAAAAACAAGTATACCAAGTTTTATATAACTCATAGGTAGTCCTTTACGAGGACAAGACGGCTACACACGAGGATTGACTCTAAAGTATGTAGCGATTGCTGTAAGGATCATCATCACAAAAGAAAATACTTCTTCTGGAATTGAGCCTTCAAGCGATTGGAAACCTGCTAGCACAAATGCAATGACAAGTGTCCAAACTGTACGAGATTTAAGATATTTCATAATCGATTAGTGCACCCTATTGGTGCAAAATAATTATACCATAAAACGGTAGTTTTCGAGCAGTTTTTTGTGGAAATCTTTTGAACATTGTTTACAACGAAATGTCACTTTTCCGTCTTCTTTTATCCAGTATCCTATGTCTTTTTTAATAGGATCATTGCATATTTGACACGCTTCAATGGGCATTTCTGACTTACTTCTAAATGTTTTTCCTTTTTCCATCATATATAACATCATATATAAAAAATATACTATAAAAATTATACTTCAAAAGAAGAAATCCACACTTTAGACGTGTGGATAACTTCAAAGAGATTAAGGTTAGTTAAAAGCTAAAAATCTCCTGCTCAAAAGAGCGTATATGGTATACACTATGTTTTTTATATTTCAAACTATGTTTTCTATATTTGAAACCATATTTTCTATATCTCAAAATGAGGTCTATCAGGTCTACGCCACCTTCCTCCCCACTTGAGTCCACAAGACTCACCTATTTTTCCAAGTATTTCCCAGTCAAAGTTTTTAGGATACGGGTCTCTACCAACAAATGCTATATCAAATGCGTTACCTCCAATATGTCGTGAATTGCGTGTCCACGTCACGACTGGGCCTGGTGTTGTCCGTCCTTGTGCATAGAGTCTATCTTGTTCTTCTTGTGTTCTATTTCCACTTGTGATGCGAACGTTATATCCTTGTCTGTGGCAAATAGAAAGAAACTCCCGCGCTTTTGGCTCCATTTCTTTAGAAAGTTTCCAGCGAGAAAGGTCTATTGTTGAGACTTTTTTTTTAGGCTTTCAATAACTGCTTGCGTACGAGGCCCAACAATTCCGTCCGGTGTAAGTTTATTTCTAGCTTGAAAGTTTTTGACTGCTTGCAGTGTAGCACGACCAAATATGCCATCAGCTGTTATGCCAAGAAATCTCTGTAGTTCTATTACTCTATCCCCACGAGCACCGAGTCCAAGTGTTACCTGCTTTTGAGGTCTAGGAGCAATAACGTTGCTTGTTACTACTTTTGAATAGTTGTCTTTGATAAGTTTAAGATACGCTCCAATAGTCATATCATTATGAACAGTATCTGGAACACCTGCACCTCTTGTGTTTGCTAAGAAGATAATTGCGTGTGCAAGTTCGTGGAGGAAGTAATGAGTAAGGACTTCTGGATAGTACTTGAATGGCGTTGTTGTTGTGTCTGTATAGAATTGAATAGGTATTTGAATAGGAGTAAAGCCACGAACAAGAATAGGTGATTGTACAGGATTTGTCGGTTGTGGTCTAAGTCCTCTCCAATCGTAAATTAAACACGATACTTGACAAGAAATGTCTGTACTGTCAATGATGTGTTTAGGATTTACAAAAGCTACTTTGAAACCTTGAGCGTTTGTAGACTCTTCTGTTGTAAGTTTGAGATTTGATTGTCTGAGGATTGTCTCAACAGGAGTTCCGTTCTCTTTAAGGAGACGAACTGCCTCTCGTATTCCTGTTTCAATTGTAGGATAATCTGCGTTTTGATATTGAATTAAGATTTTCATAGTTAGTTATATTTTAGTTATACTTTATTTATTTTAGTTATACTTTAGTTATGGAGTTAGTCTTTTATCTTGTTTGGTGGTGGTCTTAGAAGTTTTTGGTTTATTAGCTTTATTCCATATATTTGTTAGTTGGTCTTTTGGATTCTGTTTTTGTACTTTATCTAATGTTGCCCTTGACGATTTTGCTTCTGGATTAGTATATTTTCGTATTACTTGAGCTTGTGGCTCGATAATAGTTTTCTTTACACCCGGGAGCATTATAACAGGTTTTTCAATAGGTTTTCCACTAGGAGGTGGAAGTTCTAGTCTCTTTATTTTACTTTTTGCGTTTGGAAGTGTTGTGTCTGTTGGTATTTTTTTAACATTTTTAATAATCTTGTCAAGAATACGCACACCTTGTGTGTTTCGAATTTTTGAAATAATACTTCTAAAGAGTACATTTGAGGCTGTTCTAGCCATAAATGCTGGATTTGCTGTAAGGAGGGAGAAAGCAGCGTCAAGTCCTGCGTCTGTAGCAATATCACCAAAGTTTACTTTTCTGTTTGCTTTTTTTGCAATAGCGACAATAAGTCGTTTTAATTCTTGATTGTTTGCAAATGCTTCTGCATATCCTGTGCGGTCTGTAATAACATTTAATTCTTTTCTAAACACATCTGCAATATCATCTGCAAGTTTTCCAAGAAGAGTGTCGTTTATTGTTTGTCTTTGATATTTCTTTTTATACTTTTGATTTACAGACTGTACCCAATCAAACACTTTTACTGGATCACCGTCAGTCTGTTGTATTTGTCTGTATATTCTTCGAGCTGTTGCAAGCGGTATTTCGCCTTTTGACACAGCGTCTTTTATAACCTGTACGGCTTCTGTTACATTTATTTTAGCACCTTTTAGTGATGCCTCTTCTGCTGCCTTTCGAGCATTTGAAACAATTTTTTTACCCATTTGGTCTACAGCAGAAATGATTTCGTTTGGTTTTGCTCTTGAAAGGTCAAACGGTTTAGTTATGTTTGAGCCAAGTGGCGCTTTTGTATCTGGAATAGAAATGTTTTGCGACTCTTTGTTTAAGAGTTCAAATCCTTTTCGTGCTCCAAAAGCCATTTCGTCTATTTTCCCAACATCTGCTGTTATTTCTTCGGAGAATATCTTGCGAATAGATGCGTCAATTTTATTTGAAATAAACTCTCGCGGAGCTTTTGAAAGTGAACGAGAAAGAGCAAGTCCCCCCACTCCAAGAGTCGCTCCAAGTGCACCTCCAAGAGCACCACCTGCAATCGTTGATCCAACAACCTGCCCAGCATTTTTATCTTCTTGAAGTGATTTTCCGGCACCACTAAGAGCACCTTGTACAAGGCCTTCTCTTCCAAGACTTTTAGCTGTTTGAATTGCTGTTGCCTTAAATGGTTGCTTTATTGCTTCTTTAGTAATTCCTACACCTCTTGCAATAGGAATATATGAGGCAGCGTCAAGCACCTCTCCCACTATTTGTTTTCCCCCTCCTTGTCCAAAAGGTTTTACTGTAGGAACGTTGTAATTCCCCAAAAGCGTTTTTAGGTTTTGCCTTTGACCTTCATTAGCCATATCCCGATACCCTTGTGCAAAAGTTGAATTAGGCGCAATAAGGCGTGTTGTAGCCTCTGTTGCGCGAGCTACAGGCTTTACAATAAGCGTATTTGCAGCGTCTTTTGCTACATCTTTTGCAAAATTGACTATTTTTCCACCCAAAGAACGCCTTTTTTGAGGTACTTGTTCATCAGGTGATGTTATCCCCTTTATTTGTTTCATGTGGTTAAACGTAATTACGTCTGGAACTACATACTGCTCTTGTTTTTGCCAAGTATCAGAGATATTTCCTTGATTTTGTTTGATTTTTTTCATTTCATCAAACGAAATTGTTTCGGGAAGTATTGTATTGTTTTCATTATTGAATGTCATATTGTGTGTATATTAGGTGTATATTAGGTGTATATTAGATGTATATTAGGTGTATATAATGTATATATTTTACGCATAAAACCCTTCTTGTCTTGCTATCGCTTGTATAAGTTGCTCAAAAGGAATGTTTTTTGTAGGCGTACTAGGAGATACTCCAAGTATTGATGCAATTCTATTTGCCCACATTCTATCTTCTGCATACACACTTCCAAGTTGTGCAAGTGTCGGATTTTTTGGCAAGAAACGACTTCTTCCATTTATTTTTGCTTGTATATCTTCTCTCATAGCTCTAAATCCTGTTTGTACATCAGGGAAAATAAGGTGTCCTTGTTTATCTCTTCCTATAGCATATTTGTCTGCCAATCCACCCGCTTTTATATTTCCGGGATTGTTATTTCTTTGTGGAAGGTTTCCTCTGGAAGCTGACGTGTTCCCAACGTTGTTAAAAGACGCCCTCACAAAAGAGTCACCCTGAAGAATATACGGAACTCCATTTACTGTTGTAATAATAGCGTCTCCTTGTTTTGTAACCTCGACTCCATCTATAAATCCTCTTGAGCCATCAGGAGAATTGACCATTTTCAATATCTCAAAACTTTTTCTTATTCTTTTTAGATTTTGTTCTAGTTGTTTGTCTGATTGTTTAGTAGCAAGTGAACCAGCAACTGATTGAAGGTATCCAATTTCACGGTCCGAAATACTACCAAGAGCTCCTCCTGTAGGCGATGCTTCTCGCATTTTTTGAAGCGCATCAAATCCAATAAGCGACTCTATTGTTTTTATTGAGTTTTGCAGGTCGTTTGATTTTGAACCTGCTATTAAGCCACCTATTACTCTATTTAATGCTCCTCTTTTAAGAGCAGGATTTTGGAATATCTGGTCAAATGAAGCAAGTGCTGTATTTGCTTGTTGAAGCGCCTGAGATTGTCTTTTTTCTTCTATTGCATTTTGAGTATTATTTTGAGAACCAATTCCAATACCAACCTGTTTATATGTGCCTGTTTTAGGATCATACTCAAAACGCACCTGGTCTTTTCCAAGAGTAAAACCTTCGTTTCTTGTTTCTTGTGGCCTTAATAGCTCTAATTCTTTTAGTGCTCGTTCTTGTCGCGCCTGTCGTTCTGCTTGTCTAAGCATTATTTCATCTTTAAGTGTTGCAGCGCGCCCTTGATAAAGTCTTTCAAGAGATGCTTGTTGTCCTTGAATATCGGTAAGAGGTATTCTTTGGTCCTGTATTTGATTTTGTCCAAGTCTAAAGCTCTCATTAAGCTGAGCCAGCTCTTGAAGTTTAGCCCTTTCTTCTGGTGTTTGTTCGTACGACTCAAGAATACGCCTTCGTATTTCGTCCATAGGATCTATTTGAGGTTTTTGTTCAAAACTTTGAAATGTTTGTTCTGGAGCTATATTTTGATTAAATGTAGACCCTTTTACGCCTAACATATTTTCTTGATTAAAACCTTGAATAGTAGACAATTTTGGTACAGGTGACTGCACGGTGTTTACAGTGTTTAGTGTACCTTTATTTATGCCAAGGTTAGTATTTTGCGTGTACGAATTTGGCGTAAAGTTTTGAAGGCTTGGTGAAGTCCCAGGAACTCCACTTTTTTCTTTAATACTTCTCATCAAATTACTAGGAGAAAGTGATTTTAGAGTTAGAGGTTTTGATGGGAGCATTGCTGGATTTATGGACATATTTGTATTTGAAGCAGCAAGACCACCGGATTGCTTTGGCTCTCCTCTTCTTGATGTCATATTTTTAAGTGTTGTTCGAAATGTGTTAAATATACTCATAGTTTAATTACTCGTTGATTGAATATAAAGATTTGGATTTTGTGGCTCGATGTCAATATCTTCTATCATAACACCACTCGTGTCTCTTCCAAATTGTTTGATAAGTTGTGCTTCCATTTCATCTGCTTTTCTTTTGTAGAGTGTTGCTCGATTTGGATCAGGCACCTGAAATGTCCAATATTGAGACACAGCACGATAAAGAGGTATTTCTTGAAAGCCGTCAGGAAGTTCAAATACTTGACCAATATTATATGGCGTTGTTCCTCCTGTAAATGAAGCACCGGTATAGTTATTTTTAAGAACAAGTACGGTTGGTGATGTTACAGACGCAATTTCATAGTAAAGACCATCACCAGATGTAATAGTGTCGGTTTGTTCAATTTTTATAAAACGCCCAACCATAGACGAGTTCCATGAAGTACCTGTTCCTGTTATTGTAGGACTCCCATTTGTTGCAGATACAATAGAACCTGTTGTGTAGTCATCTCGTGTAAGAGCGGGCGTTTTTGAAAAATAAGTATATTCTATTGTTGCCACGCTTGAAGGAATAGGATACAAGTGCAATTTCCCGTCAAAAATCATATACCACGTCGCGTATGTTGATGATGTTGTATTTTGCACATTTAATTTATTCCAAAATGTCCGTGACTTTACCTCACGAGGAGTGTATCTAAAACCTCCGGACAAAACAGAGATTGACTCTACCATTTTACAGTTTTGTGGAAGCTCGTATGATTGTTGAGACACAACTGTATTTGCAGTAGAAAAACGCCTAAGAAATGTCCAAGGACGAGCGGAGAGAAGTGCCTGCATTTCAGAGTTTATTATTCTATCACCAAGAGCGACATTATCCGCTCTGCTATTGAGCGTAAGGTCTTTATATAAATTGAGTGCTTCTGTTCGTGTAATCATACTATGTTAGTGTTGCAAAATACCACACATTGTTTATTTTACCATACAATCGCCTTGTTCCGCCACTTTCGTATAGCAATATATCTCCATTATTTCCCTGTGATGCTGTGGGTACGGTTGTGACAAGGCGTAAGTTCATAGGAATACTAGGGGCGTCTATTCCGTTATGAATATGATAAGGAACAAGAAAGTTTCCTTTAATTCTTGCCTCTAGTTTTTTTATTTCTTCGTCTATATATTTTTTTATTTCTTCATTCATATTATACAACTCGTATTATACAACTCGTATTATACAACTCGTATTATACAACTCCATATTATACAACTCGTACTATACAACTCTTATTTCTTCTATTTCTGGCGTAGAATAGCTAAAAGAAGATGATGGGTGTGTAGGGATGCTTATTGTTACCCTTATTTGCAAAAAGTGTGCTTTATGTATATTTATTTTTGCCCACCCTGTAATATGATTTCCTTGTGCCATATTAGAGAAATTAAACTCAATATCTTGACTAAATGCGTCTGTTTCATTTGTTCTAAAAGCAACTTTGACTGATTGTCCTGATACTATTTTCTTTTTTAAGAATATTTCAACTGTTTCAAATGTTCTAGGATTGTTTGAGTCATCTGATACTCTAAATAATTCTGTTATATATTGTGCAATATCCCCTGTTTGTCTATATGGCCCAAAACCAAATGATTTTTGAGTATCGCAACCACCATACAAACCAATACCCGCCCAAGAAACAAAATACTGATAATTTGTTCCTTTTGAAAACATTTTTACAGGTATTTGAAAAAAATTACCATAATCGTTTGAAACTGTATTAAATAACGAATATCTGTTTCCATTGTTTATATCTATAAAATAAACACCCTGAACGACATCTGTTTGATTGCCACTTTGTCTTAGGAGTGCGAGCATACCTCCAGGATATTGTGCAAGGTCAATACAAGAGGCTGTATTTTCTGGATAGTTTGACAAATCGTCTGAAAAATCAACAACAATATCAACCGTTGTTCCAAGTGTCCGATAAATATTTCCTTTATTTCCTGCACCAAAATAAAGATAATTGTTGATATTTATCATTGAATATACGTAATTATCTATACCGGGAATTGGTGTTCTGAAAGAGTCTGATATTTTATCCCAAGGATATATTTTTCCTGAAGCAGAACCAATCATAAGAAGATCATTGTGTTCGTTGATGCACGTTATTGTCTCATATTGTGGAAGGTCTAGAGCTTGTGCGTTCCACACATATGAATTAGCAACCGATGGATTAAATGGTGGTGTGTTTTCTCGTAAAGATGCGATGTAAGGAACATTGTTCAAGTTATCATTGTTTATGATATACACTCTATCATTTTGTGATTTGAAACAAGTATGGGAACCACCAACAAGTCCTGAAGCACCTGACCACGAATTAGTCCACGATGGAGTACCATTAAGTGGCCCGTACACATCTGCTTGTGTATTTCTAAATGCAATTAAGTAGTTTTTCCACACAACAAGACCATTACCAGTACCATTTGTCAATGTATTTCCTGGAATAAGTCCCCAAGAATATGTAGCATCAAGGTATATCCACACACGATTGTTGTGGTCTTGAGCATATATTTCACCTGTAATAGGATTTTCTGCGTAATGTGTAAACCACGAATGTGGTACGGTTGTCATTGTGTGCGTTCCTGTCCCAGTTGTTGTGATGTCAATAGTTACTCCATTTATTGCATTAAGGAGTGTTGTAGATAAATACAGGGTTGTTTGTGAGTTTCCATTATCAGAAACAAAATATACTGTTCCGGGCGTAAGAGGTGCAGGCAATGTTCCTGTTGTTGTAAGCGTAACAGCTCTTCCTGTTGTGTTAGGATTTATTCTTCCTGCAAAAGTAAAGTTTTTAAGCGTATTTGCAACCGTGATTAAGTCTGTACTTGTATTTGCTGTAAATGTTGTGACTACCTGTTCCGGTAGTGTGTTATACATTCCTAGGTTAGCCTTTGCTACACCATCAAAATTGAATATATCAAGGTTTTTAGCAAACTTAATACCTCCTGACATTATCCCTGCCTTTACAATATCTTTGTCTATTTTAATTGGTTTTTGAGTATTGTTCATAAATAATAATGTAAATACTATTGTAACTACTATTGTAAATACTATTATATGTTCATAGCTATTATATTTCTAGACTTACAACAATATCTCCTATATATATAGTTTGAGCAGAACCTCCAAAACCAAAAAACATATTTGACGCAGAAGACGGTATATTTGTTGTGTGTGTTGCAACAAGTGTGCCGTTTAGATAAAACTTAACATCTGTTCCAGGGGTCCAAATAATTGCATACCTATTCCAATTAGAGACTGTTGCAGAAATAGAGTTTGTAGTTACTGACGAACCATTATCAGTCATACTTCTTAGTGTTGTTCCATCGTAAGTAAAACCAATTCTAAGATTTGTTGAAGAATTAGGATTTGAGTTATATGCAGATGATATGTTTACCGATATACCAACAAATCTGTTTGCCGCTACCGCCGCAGTTTTATATGTCCACGAAATAGCAATCTTTTTGTTTGCTGTATTAAATTGCTGGTCATTTTCAGAACTACCAATTCTTCCTCTAAATGGTCTTATCCAAGCAGCACACCAACCATCGTTTACTATTTCTGCCCAATTACCGAAACCTGAAGAAGATGCAGCGATAGAACTTGTTGTCCACCCAGCAAATCTCATACTTGCCGTATTTCCACCTGTTGATAGTATTGGTATTGGATATGATGTATATGTTGTTGGATTTGAAGTAACTGCAAACTCATCTCCCCCACCTGAAGGCGTCTGCCACGTTGCTGTCGTTGATGATGTTGCAGTTAGAACCTGCCCTGCTGTTGGAGCTGGTGAAGATGAAACATCAACTTCTGTTGTCGCTGATTTAAGCAATGATGCAGTGAGCGTATTTGTAGCACCTGTCATCGTCTTATTTGTAAGTGTATGTGTACTTGAAACTGTAGGAACGATAACGCCTTCTACAGCTATGAGCCCTGCACTTGCTCGTGAAAGTGTTGTATCAGAAGCATTTCCAAGCTCTATTGTTCCTGTTGTTGTTGTTCCTGTAATTCCACCTAGAGACACATTAGGACTTGAGATTGTGGTTGTTCCACCATTTGATGAACCGATGTTTACGTTTGTTGTAGAGCCTGTTACACCACCAGTTCCAAGATTGAGCGTTTTTGTATTTCCTGAAGCTGTAGCGTTTATAGAATAGTTGTGTGTGATTGATCCTGTTGGTGTTCCACCAATGGTGAGCGTTGTCGCATCCCCTGCCATATTAAAGGTTGTCGCTGTTGTATTAAAAGCAGAGAATGTCGTTGAGCTTGTAACAATAGAAGTCGTGATAGACGGAGATGTCATTGTTTGAGTACCTGTAAACGTATTTGACCCACTCGTTCGTGCAAATGTTCCGTCTGTATTAGGGAATGTCCACGTTCTTGTCGTTCCGGTTGATATGCCAGAAAGGACAAGCGATACTTGTTTTGTAGCGTCTGTATTGTCTGTAAGTCTCAGGGTTGAATTAAGAAGGAGGTTTGTACCATTAAATGTTGCAGTTGGTACGCCTCCAAATGATCCTGCATTATTATATTGAAGTTGTGTTGAAGAGCCTCCTGGCGTGCCTCCTCCTCCAATAGTAAGCGTTACAACACCGGCCCCATTATCGGTCAATGTTCCATTCGTTACTCTTATTTTATTTACATTAGAGACACTAGGAGTTCCGTCTATTTCTTCGACTGTAAGGTTAGAAGAAATATTAGAAACAATAGCACTTATAAGAAGTCTTTTTGTTACCGGATCAATACGAACCATTCGTATTTCTTGTGACACGTCATCAGTTACACCTGAAAGCACTGGAATGTAGTTTTGGTCTCTTTTTGCATTTTCGCTTGCCATATTATAAAACTCTTGTTACTATTTTTGTTATTGCTGACATTATTATAGCACCTAAAGCACCTGCAATAAAGCTGATAACCGCCATTTTACCACGAATAAACTCTTTTTCTTTTTCGCTTTGTTCGTTTTTTTTCTCAAGGGCTAAGACTCTTCCGTTTGTTTTTATAGTTTGATATTCAATAGACTTTAGTTTTTCTGTTTGTTCTCCAGTTTCACGAGAAAGAGCTCCCAGTTGTTTTTGGATGTCAAGTAAGATATTGAGATGTTGGTCTTTGTATTCCATATTTTATTCTATTATTTCATCTATAACATGATCATGTAACATTATTTCATTTTTAATAACCTCAAAAACTTGATTTTTAGGAAGATGTTCGTGTAATGGGCATATTTTTGTAGCAAGGCTTGTTTCGTCATAGAAAATATCTATTTGACACTTACATATTGGCGATGAATAAGTTGTTTTTGTTCTCATATTTTTTACTCTTTAATTTTTTACTCTTTATTACTTATAAGTGTAAGTGAATGTGTCCCAGTTGTAACTGATCCTGTACCTGGATTAGGAGAAAATTGTACGTCAAGTGAATCACCGTCTATATAATTGAATGTATCCGATGTATTAAACTTTGTTCCTGTTTCTGATGGTAAATATGTTACTGCAACTGATGTAGGAGAGTTATTATTTCTTAGTACATAACTAGTATTTCCACTTGAAGTATTTGATAGTAACCAAACATATATATTTTTAATAGAACCAGTTCCTCTGATAAGAGTTCTATAGTTTGTTGCTTGCATAGTAAGCGATGTAAATGTGTGCCAAAAGGAACCAAAAGCACTGTTTCTCATTGATGTTGATGATGTAGATAATCCTGTATATCCTGTAAGAAGAGGTGTGTGGCCAGCTGTTGTAGGAATAAGTGTTAGTCTAGAAATATTAAATATTAAAGTACCACTCCCCGGACCATTAATTCTCCAGTTTATAAAATCACCAGCAGAGAGAGGAACATTTGTTTGTGTTGGTGGGTAAAACCATCCCGTGCTACCAGCTGGTATCGTAATAACTGTTGAAGGACTTGCGTCATTTTGGTTTACTCTAAAAAAAACACTTACAGCACTTGTACGAGTATTTGACGATACATAAACTCCAAAATTTGTTGCTGTACATTCGTTAGGAATAATAGAAAAAAGTGCGTTTTCTGCTGTTCCAACAGCTAAGAAACCATTTGTTCTAGTAAAACGATTACTGCTAGGATTGTAATTTGAGCCTCCAACATTTCCAGACAAACAAATAGACCTACCATCTGTCGTAAGATTATCTATGATAAATGATGAAAATGAGTGAGAAACAGAGTCATTGCGTTCTATTTCAAAACAAAATCTATCACCAGGCTCATAAGAAACTGAACCTACTGTATTTTCATATGTTCCTACTGTTCCTGCAACAACCGTTATGTCCATATTTGGAACACGAGTACCGTTTTTAACGACATACACAACTGGATTTATGCCTGGAGACGAAGAGATAAGCTGACAACGAGGATTTCTTAAAACGCCACTTTCAAGCATTACCGTTTCTACTGCATTTAAGTTCGCAGAATCAGATAATACAGAAAATGAAAGATATGTTGATGATGTATTTACATATGTTGTTGCAGAGCTTGGAACAGAGACGATTGGAGCACGGTGATATTGCACACCAACATTTGTAACTTTTAAGTTACCATTAGCAGGATTTATTTTGAAATCTAAAAGACTCCCATCGTCTCCAAGTCCTAATAGTGTTGGTATTCTATTTTCATCTCTTTTAGCGTTTGCCATATCTAATTTTCTATAAGAATTGCACCTGTTTCATCTACATAAATCGGGATTGGTGTAACTCCATCAACTGAAGAAACACCGAGAAGTGACGGAACAGAGTTTTCATCACGAGGAGCAATATTTTTAGCGGCTTGTGAGATACTAAGGCCTGTAACTGTTTTTACATTCCCTGTTACTGGATTTATAGCTATAGGAATAACTGTTACTCCATCTGTGTAAAGTACTCCTAATGCTGTTGGTATTCTATTTTCATCTCTTGGTGCGTTTGCCATATTTAATAATTAATTTAATAACTATTTTATAACTATTTAATAACTAGTTTTCTATTATTACATCAGCTCGTATTCCTCCATTATCGGCATCTATATAGAGCGGTTCAACAATATTGTCTGTTTCATTATAAACACCTCCTACAGGGATACCGTTTTCATCTCGCGGAAATGTTACAGGCGATACTGGTGGTGTATCGGGAGAAACTGCAATTACTTCGGCAAGTATTCTGTTTGTAAGAGGATCGATAGCAATTTCAATAGGAGTATTGTTTATCTCATCATATCCTAGTGTTATGGTTATGCTATTTTCGTCTCTTTTTGCTTCTGCCATATAATTTTATTGTATCTTATATTTATAGCTCATATCATTATAGCTTATATCATTATAGCTTATAATGTTTTTTTGCCGCAAGGATTGCTTGTTGTTGTGAATAAATATGTTCTTTTTCTTTCTCAATTTTTTCTCTTTCAATTTTGATGGTTGCTATTTCAGCGTCCATTTCTTTGATTTTTTCTTCTATTTTGGCTTTATATTCGCTCATCTCTTTTTTAAAAGAAGATTTTTGGGCTAGTAATTCTTCTAAAAGAGGAAATAATTCAGTCGTTTTTTGAAACAAAAGCGATTGTTTATCGTTTGTGTCAATTATTTCAATGAAAGAGTCTAGCGTTTTGATTGTTTCCTTAACAATATCTCTTAACATTTTCCCTGTTTTGATATTTTCTGTATATTGCCTCAAAGATAATTCTTTTAGACGGGAAGCACTATCAAGCTCATCTTTAGCGTCAGCTTTTATTTTTTTTGCTTTGTCAAGAGTGATTTGTATAGGTTTTTCAATCTCACTTTTTTCTTCTTTTAGTCTGTTGATAGCTTGTATAAGAGACGCTTTTTCGTTTTCAATCTGCTCAAAAAACGCTTCTTGTTCTTTTATTTTTGCTAGTTTTTTTTGCTCTAGCTCAACGAGAAACAAATTCATTTTTTTGAGATGTTTTGCTGTTTCTGTTGCAAGTTTATTGCTATCAAAAAAAGCAGATTGTTCACTTTCTTTTATTTCTTTTCGAGAAAGAAGTTTCATATTTAATCCTCAAGTCCCTCAAATACTTCTTCTTTGTCAACTTTTGCCTTTCTTCCTCTTTTTTTGGGAGAAACATCAATCACAACCTCATCTAAAACACTTTCTGAATGCTCTACAACCTCTTCAGCATTTTCTGCTTTGTTATTTTCTGCTTCGCTATTTTCTGCTTCGCTATTTTCTGCTTCGCTATTTTCTGCTTCGCTATTTTCTTCTTTATGTTGGTTAATAGCTCGATTTTTGTATTCTTGAATGAATGATGCCATTTCTTTGTCTCCTCGCTCTTTATTGAGTTCTCGAACAGCTAAATGATAAGCAAATGTGTCAGCAATTCCTTTAATCTCGTTAATTGTTTCTCCTGCTTTTATAAGCCTTTCTTGACCTCCCCATACTGCGATGAAGTCTTCTGTTGTCCAATTTGTAAATGTTACTATTTCTTCGTTCATATATATATAAAGGGGAAATTATTCCGTCCCCATCTTTACCCCGATTGGGGCAAAGTGGAGAAACAATAATTAGAGATTGAGTTTTATTGCTCCGTATTCTCCTGTTGCAATTCCAGTCAAAGCAATACCGACATTTGCTTGTAGGTCAGCACCGTCAGCTCCTGCCTCTACTGCTCCAGCTATTGCGTTTGATGCAATAACATTTGTTCCTACAGTGATATTACCGTCAGCAAGAACATTTGCAACTCCTCCATCCTGTACCCATCCATACGAATTAGCTGGGATAGCAAAGATTGCTACTCCAACAGGTGAAGACGTTGCGGTTGCAGGATTGATAATAACTCTATTATATGGATTTGCTACAAGGTCTACTCGTGTAGACGTTGTCCATGCAACCAAAATAGGGTCTTCAAGAGTAAGTGTTACTGCTGTGGATGCGTTTGCTGCAGGGTGTCCACTGATCTTATAGCGGTATCCTTGTCCCGGTGCTACTGTTACCACAACATACCCACCAGCGTACTGATCAGCTGTTACTGCTGTAGCTCCAAGTGTTACTGTTACCTGTGTTGAACCAATAGCAGCTGCTGCTGGAACAAGGTTTTGATGGTTAATTATTTCTGCTGGTGCCTGAACAAGTGTTCCGGGAACAAGTGCTACTGAACCAGCTCTCACATAACGATAACTGTTTCCATTTTCATCAAAAGCCTTAGCTCCAAAGTTTATTTCCTTTTCTGTTGAAGAAGAAAATAGGGAAGCTGGTGATGCTGTTACATTATTTGATATTTTACTCATATATATAACTCAATTAAGCTTATGCAGCTGATGTAATTCCAGTAAGTTTTCCGTGTCTTAGAGGGTTTGATGACCAAAACTCTCCTCCAAGAATTATTCGACCGACAAGTGCCATTTGGTCTGCTGGTTTTACCCATCCAGTCCATTGGAATCCAAGTCCTTTCACGTTTGTATAATCATTTCCTTCGATATCTGAAACCATAAAGTTTACAGGTTCTGATTCTGGCATTTTCTCTATTGCTCGGAATTCTAGGAAGTCTTCATTTACAAAGAAAAGTGTTTGTGCTGTTGCTTTTCGGTCAGCAACGATAGGAAATCCTTTGTAATCAAGTCCTGTAAATCCAGCTGTACCTGCTAGTCCTTGTTGCATAGCCCGTACTTCAGATACTGTAACGTTAATTCGAATACGAGGCTCTAGGAGAGATTCGTAAAGAGAAAATACTGTTGGATCTGCAAGTCCAAGTGTAGGCTTTACAGCTCCATCAGAGATAGCGTTGTAAAGTGTCGCCATCTTAGCAAGTGTAATAGTTCCTGATGAAGGAGTTACTGTTGATTTGAGTGTTGGGAATGTTGCACGTGAAAGTCCTCCATAAATAGGAGCTTGTGTACCATCATCAACGATAGCACCAAGACCTAGGAAGTCCTTTCCTATTCCTGTACCATAGAAGATTGTACCGATGTCATCAGCCATATCTTCTGCAGAAGAAGCCATTTCTTCTGCTGCAAGTCGGACGCGTCGGTCTGAATCAGCTTCGTTAATAGCAAGTTCTGTAATAGGAAGTACTACAGGCATTTGATAAAACTTTGCGGTAAATTCAAGATATTGTCTTGTGTTTACTGCAGATGTTGAAAGAGAGTCAAAACCTGAGAAAGATGATCCTTGATCATTTTTAGAGGTTTTGATAGCCTTTCGAATTCTTTCTGTTGTCCATTTCTGGGCAGCAGTAAGTACACGAGTTGCAAGCACATTTCCTCGTAGAATTGTATCTACAAGTTTAGGGAGCAACTTTGTGTTTGTTGTTGTTGCTAATCTGTTCATATTTTTTGATAATTTTTAATTTTTTTAGTTATAATTTCTTATAATTTCTTATAATTTCTTATAATTTTTTATAATTTCTTATAATTTCTTATAATGATTTTTGTAATGGTTTTTGTGATTTTTGTAATGTAAGGATTTAGTCTTCTTCAGCAAGCGTCGTAAATGATTTGTTTCGCAATGTTCTTATAGAAAGTGCTGCACTATCATTCGTTGACGGCTTCGTTTTTTCAGACAAAATCTTTGCTACTTCTTTTTTAGGAGTAGTATCTTCTTTTTTTTGTTGTGGTTTTAATTGCTTCATAAGCTCGAGACCTTTTTCAAAGTCATAATTCCCGTCTTTGTTGAGAATAGGAGCATATTTGTCTTCAAATTCAATCATAAACTTTATAAGTTCGTTTTGATCAAAGACTTCACCCTTATCTTGAAGAGATTTTATTGAATTTTCTACATATTTTTGTAGGTTTTCCTTTTTTTTGATTTCTTCTTGTTCTTGTGTTCTTATTTTTTCAATAATTTCCCTCTCCATTTCTTCTTTTTGTCGAGAATTGAGCTTTTTCCATTTATCCCATATATCTCTATCGTCTCCAAATAATTCGACAAACTCTTCCGGGATTTCTTCCAAAACATTGTCTTTATTTGGTTTTATATAAGATTCGAGTTCAGCAATCTTTTCGAGAGCTTTATTTTTCTCTTCTACAAGCTGTTGAAATCGTGGGTGTTTATGAAAAGGAACAGATTCATTTTCTAGCGTCTCATCTTTATTATCCCCCTTGAGCGATTGGGTGTCTTCTGTATTTGTAACCTCTTCTGAAGAAGATGATTTATCTGTTGACACATCATCTTGCAATTCATCAAAGATTTCTCCTTCTCTTATAATTCCTTCTTCGTTTATTATTTCTTTTGACATTGTTTTATCAGGCTTGTTTTACCTTATAGGTGGGTACATCTCAGTTAAACCCTTATGCTAATAATTATACAACATATTTTATTATATATGCAACTACCATCAATCGATTGGTACTTGCGAAATAATATTAGGATTTTCTTGTGAAATGCCTTCTATGTTTTGTGTGTTTTCTATGTTTTCTATGTCTTCTATGTTTTCTATGTCTTCTGTTTGTTGTTCGTTGCTTTGGAACATCCCCATAGGGTTTGTTTTCCACATAATAAGTCTTTCTAACGACTCTTTTGGATTAGGAAAATCTAGTCTCTCAAAGAGCGTAAGTGGGTCTAATGCTTGTGCTGCCCACAATTCCAACGCCTCATTTCTTATTGAGATTTGGTCTTTAGGAATAAGGGAACCTTCTTTTACTGTTATAAAAATTTTATTTTTGAAATCAGAAGAACGAAGCCTTATAAACTCATTTGATTTTGTTTGTCCTACAACCGATGCAACGTGTTCTTCATCATAGAAAACATACATCATTTGGACCATATAATTAAACACTCTATCTGCGACTTGTTCTAAGAAATCAGATATTCCACCACCTATTCGGTCGCCATCAGAAGTTCTTGCAAGGATTTTTCCTCGTACTGTATTTTCAGATTGTATTCCTTGAGTAGTAGAACCTCGAACACCAAACAAGTCCATAAAACGATTTCTGTAGTCTTGAAGAGATTGGTATATGTATGGAGGCAACGATTGCCCAACATCACGCTTGTATGCTTGATTTACATCACCATTAGGGACATAGAGTGTTGCACCTTTTCTAAGTGCTTCCGATGCTTCTGCCGCCTCCTCTTTTGTGAAATAGTCACCAGACACAACAATGCCAGAGTTTGCATTGTCTGCATTTTTGTCTATTTGGCGTGTTCGTTTGTTGATAAGGTCTTGAAGTGGTAGTCCTTGCTCAATAAGCGAAGTTTCATCCACTGGCATTTCTCCAGTATTAAATACAACAAGCGGGATATATGGTATTTCTCGTGTTTCAAAATGATTATTTCCTTGTACTTCTTCTTCTCTTTCAATACCATATTCATCTGTGACAATTCTTGTTGTTCCATAATTCCAGTATGGATTATTTGATTTTCCAAGAAGTGTACCTCTGCATGTCCAAAATACATAATCTTTTGTCCACCACTCTGTATAGGCAAGTTTTGTTCCAAGATATCCAGAGACATATCCTCTAATTTCATCTTCTTTTTCTTTTGTAAAGCCGGGCATTGACCTAAACTTTTCAATCACCTGTTTTGCATTCAAATGGTCTTTTACTTCTCCAATGTATTCGCCGTAGTAATACCCATTTGCACAAACAGCTTTTTCGTCAAGAATGAGTTTTTTACTTTTTACAAAATCAATACTTATTTCATTTTTTTCAAAATCCCAACCTATTTTAAGCATTCCAATGTACCATATAAGCCATTCTCGTGCTTGTTTTTTAAGCATTCCTTTCAAGTTAAGCTTATCTGCAAGAGAAACAAGCATCTTGTGGACATTTTCTGCAAGCATTATTCCTTCAGGAGTACCGTCTGAAGTTACAACAGGTTCAGGGTTCTTTTTTGTTGCCATAGGCAGAAATGTTTCTACCGCCTCAAAAATAATGTTGTCTTGAAGTGGTCTTGTTATTCCGCTATCTCTAAATTGTTTTCCTCTCCAATAGTCGTATGCTTCTTGTCCATTAACGTGTATTTTCTTTTTTGCCTCACTTTTATCCCACGTTTTGGTCCATATTTTAGCTGTTTGTATAAGCTCAGCATCGTCTTTTTTGACATCAAATAATGGAAGCAATGAAGAAGAAGCTCCTTCTTGATTAAAGTTGTCTCCCCCTTTTGTTTTGTTTTCTTTTCCTGCTAATAACGAATAAAATGATTCAAGTAATTGGCTTTTCATAAATAAATTATACTATGTATTTTCTATTGCAACAAGAGTTGTTGTACAATACTATTGTGTATTGCTACAATCTCCAATCATCGTTTTGACTTGTAAGTATTTTTTTCATATCAATATCAGGTGCTTTCATTTCTTGAGAAAAACCTACACGAGGTACTTCTTTTATCTCATCTACCCCTTCTATGTTTGAAGAAATAATGTTTCCTTCTTGTGTACCTCCAAACCTTGCCATACCAACTCTAAAATAAACAATACTATGGACAGTATGATCATCACCATTTCGTTCCCATTTATATTGTTTTACCCCAAGACCGTTTTCTTCTGCAACACGATATATGTTTGAAAAATGCTTAGCAACAATAGCCCAATCTTCTTTTGTTCCATAAAGAGGTATTCGTTTTTCTTTAAGTTCATCAATAACAATCTGTATCATTCTATTTCTATCAACAATAACATTCCCATACTCCTCCCCCTTTCCCCACGACATAAGATTATATGTCTTTCTATCGGTCCGATAATGAACAAGAAACACTCTTCCTTTATATTTTTCCCGTAATTTTCGTATTCCTATCAAATCTCCTCCTTGGTCAGCAAAAAGAACAGCTTTCGGGTAGCGTTGAAGAAGAATATCCATTGTTGTTTCATAATCGTTTGTGCTTCCATTATAAAACAATCCATATTCATTTCCCATAACAAACCAACTAGGAAGTCCTGTATCAAGTCCTATAATAATTCTACCTCTTTGTGGATGCACACCACCAGTTATGTTTTGATAAATAACCTCTTCTGATACAGAATTATCACCTCCTACATACGGCAATCCAAGAACATAATTATAAAAATACTGCTCGTCTTTTGTTTTATAGTCATCAATTATTTTTTGTGCACTTATCCAAGGGCACATCATTTGCGATATATGGTATCCACTGTATTCTCTGTTTTTGTATTTTTGTACCCATTTCCCCCTTCGTCTATCATCATCAGAAAGTTCTTTTTTACAATTTCTGCAAATATATATACCCCTATCCATATCAATATTATCGGGAAACTTTAAGTATTGTTTTTTCCCACACTGTGGACAAATTACAAACCATTCTTTTTGGTCTGATAATTGCCAATATTTATCTACACCAGAATTAGGCAAAAGAGGATGAGAAAAATACCATTGCCATCCTCCTGCTTTAGCTTGAAGTCTTGTTTCGTATTGAGTAATAACATCCTCTTTAGAGGCGTCCACTTCGTCGTGTATGTTCAAGTCTGACGACACCATCATTGCTTGTTTTGTACTCCAAGTACCGCGATAATATATTTGATTATCTCCCACATTTTTTTGTGCAACCGTGTCGTGATCTTTTACCCATTCCATAAAAATAGGATTTTGTGCAATAATACGGTTTATTTTTCCACCTACCATATCATTTACATCAGAAAAAGAAGGAAGTGTGTAAACAATATCTTTTTTTAAGTATTTTGCTACCCAAAAACTTTTTACAATATTCATTACAGTAGCTCCAACTTGAGGAGCTTTAAGCAATACTTGTTTAGGTGACAAATCTTTGTATATGTCAAATAAAAATGGATGATTGTGGAAATTAATAGGAATACCTACTTCATTTTTAATTTCATTCCATTTTACAAAAAGAGGGATAGACTTACTTACAACTTGTTCTTTGGTTAATTTTACCATTATTTTACCATTATTTTACCATTATTTTACCATTATTTTAC